ATCCCCTCGCGGACAAACGAGGGGGGGAGTCCCGGAATAACCAAAAGGTTATCTTCAAAATCCCATTTAATTAAAGCCGCTCGGTGAAACAAACCGTGCAATCACCGCCGAGGTGAACTGAAGTTCTTCGGGTCCCAGATTGAAACTGGCATAACCCGACGAGCTTCGTTCAATGAACATGGTTCACGGCCAAAGTCGCACGTGAGCAATCTTATCTCTTCCTCATCTGTCATGGGAACGATAATGTTGACAAGCTCACGCACGCTGGGCTGCATAACCTCCGCGGTGTCGTGCAAAATCTCAAGCTCCCTAACTATTGAAGGAGCTGCTTGAATTCCGAGGCCTACTGCCTCGTCATCCTCCAATGCCCTGTCCCCGCAAATCCTGGCATGAGCCAGGCCAATTGAGGCAAAATAACGGCTGAATGCACCGCAATCCTTGAAATTGATTGCGCGTGCCAACATAGCCGCCATCCCAACTTCGTGTTTCATTCGTGGAAACTGCTTAACCATTGCGGATGTTGTCCATGAACTAGAAGCGACATTCCGGGCAATCTCAGGAATCATAACGCCAGTTGGGCCATTACGATCAACATAAAAATCATAACCCGTGAATGTCAGCTTATTCTTAACGTAAACCAGCTTCATGCGAAAACCCAAGCTAGTCCACAATTGTTCAATCTCATCCGCATAAGCAGATAAATCTTCGGTTGTGGAAATGGCAGAATCATCACCCTCAAATGCATATTTGAGCGTGTAAACCTTGCCATCGCGTGCCGAAGTATATTTGCTGAACAAAACACCATTCCTATCCTTGCCAATCAGGTCTTCAGGCTTCTTGCATAAAACAACCAACCAACACACAAGGTTGATAAAATAATTCAAGCAAGAAGTTCCCCGATGACCTGATTGCCTGATGGATTCAATTATGACCTTAAAAGGGGTGGTGGCAAAATCACGGACCTTAGCTTTCCCCTTAATGAACTTCTTATCCATATCGGCCATAACCTTTTCCATCCAGGCTTTGGGCACCTGTGGGTCATCTCCTAACACATCAACAATATGGCGGAGAACCCTGTTCTCAGTCATACTCCTGATGGTGGGGTTGCAACATGAATCCCAAGCGGATCCATCACCTTCAACCAAATGAGCATTCCGCATGCTCAAATGCTTGGCAACCCTCTTCATGGCCCCTAATTTATCGATGTGTTTGATGCTTGCTTCCTCGAAAAATTCGAAAAGCAATTCTTCAAAACACTTAACAGGCAAATTCATCATTGCCTGCGCCCGATCACCGCATTGAATGATCGGGCGTGGGGCCTTACCCTTGGCGGGAAGTGCTTCATTGGTTTTAATCTGAAACGTTTGCTCGATGCGTGCATTGGTGTCACTCAGCGCTTCCTCAACCGCCTGCACCCAACGAGCAGAATCCCACTTCTTCGATTTGAACTCATCAATATCGGGATTCGCTTCACGCCAAGCTTTTATCTTGTCAGCAGAAAACACCTCCTTGATCATCTTCGAAACAACAACATCAATCTTGCGGATGGTGTGCTTATCTGCCTTAAAACCCAAAGGTTGAACCCGTTTGGCAAGCCCAGCTTTCAAGTTATTAACTGAACTTTCAAAAACCTCAGTTGGGATCAAGTCAGGGCCAATCTGGTGAGCCAAAACAACCGGCTCATTCGGCGTATGGATTGCCCCTGAAACTCGCGACTCTTTTCCATATTCCTCACCTGTTGGGAGCTG